GAAACGCTCCTGCCCTGCGCCCATCGCGATCCGCTTGAAGTGATACCCACCGGCAAGCGACTTCCGCGTCCGCAGGCAATCCTTGGACACAAGCAGGCCGGGTCGCCCGTCGATCAGCCGGTTCATCGGCATGGCACCGGCCTCGCGCCGCACCATGAAATCGTTCGACGCAGTGGGCTGGGCACGCAGGCCGAGCGTCCTGAGATGGTCAAACGCCGTGACCTCGAAGATTTCGTCGCGCTTGCCGCCCGCCGGGTCTCCCCAGATGAACACCTCGCACTTCGGGAACTTGGTCTGAATGTCCGCCATCAAATGATGCCCGAAACGCTCCAGACCCATATCGAACGCCACAAGCTCATGCACGATATGCCAGCGTCCGTTAGGCATCTTCTGCCCGAACACCGCCGCAGGCGTCAGACCGAAGTCCAAGCCGATATGCACCGGCATGCCGACCTCGATCTCGATGTCCGCCGCCATCAGACTGTCGCTGTACTCGGGCCAGACCGGCTTGCCGTCCTGCACATAAACATACTGCGCACCGGCATAGCACTGAATCCAGTCCAGCGTCTTGCCCGCAAGCTGCTGTTCGTAATACCCCGGCGGCAGATTGTTCGTATTCTCCGCCTTCTCATTCATGATCCAGTAGCGACCGGCAGCGAAAACAGCGTCAGGATGCTCTTTCGTGCCCTCCTTCACGCCGCCGGGCTGCTTGTAGAACTTCCACGGATAGCGCCCACGGATCGGGTTCTTCTCCGCCAGATTCGGCCACCAGTGATCCGAATCCATCGGGTTCGTGGACATCCAGACGCCGCGCCACGGACAGCCGCCATGCTTCTTCGTGGGATAACGACCGACGCGCGAGGTCAGTCCATCGACCACCGCCTTCGGTAACTCACGCGCCTCATCGATGAAACCGCCCGTCAGTTCCAGCGACAGCAGCTTTCGCACGTCGCGCGGCTGATCCAGCGCGAGAAAGATCACCTCGCAGTCCAGACCCGGCGCTCCATCGCGCGGCGGCAGCTTGATATGATGCGTAATGGGCGGCGACCAGCGCATCTCGCCCCATGTGTTCTCCGGGAATATCTCCTGCCACGTCTTGATCGTCGTGGTGCGAAGCTCGGGATAGCTGTTTCGAATAACCGCAAAGCGCGTGTATCGGACATTATCCTCCGGCGATGGCGGCTGCTTCACGGCGCGCAGCATCACTTCTGCCAGACTGGCATACGTCTTGCCGCTGCCGACCGGCCCCATCAGCCCGCGCACGAAGCTGTCGTCGTTCAAAAACGACCAGACAGTCGGGCTTTCGCTGAAATCCAGACTCAAACCCGTCAGGGCATCCGTGCCACCGCCCCTGCGGCGACGCGGGGACCGATCAGTCGCGCGGTGCGATCTAGCCATGCCGTCCGTTAATCCTCGTCATAATCGACTTCAACAAATCCTGAGCCGCAGCATACCTCACACTCCACCAGTCGAGTGCGATAAGAACGGCCCGGTCCGTTGCGGTCGACCCAATCCACCGCGATTTCCGTCTCGACACGGCCCTTGCCCTCGCAAAACAGACACTCAACAGTCTCGCTCATCTTCCTCATCGTCCTTCCCCTCGTCCTCCACGATCTCATACGTCGTTGTTTTCGGACCGGTCACGTTAATGCCGATCATGCTGGGACGGCGCTCGTCCGCACTCGGCTCCAATAAGCCATGATGCTTCGCCATCAGACGCAAAGCAGACAGCTTGTCGTGCATTTCGACCTCAATCGTGTTGCCATATTCGTTCGGCACGATCTTGACCTTCTTGATGGCTCGCTTGGCGCGCTCGGACAAACGGTCCGAGGGTCGCACCTGAACACGGCCCATCTCGTCCCATGACAATACATCCGTGATCTCACCGGACGCAATGGCCTCAAGCTCATCCAAGACCGCCTGACGACGGTCCTCGTCGCGCGAGGCGAGCGCAGCGCGGGCTTGCCTAACCGTCAACGGCTGCTTCATCCATTGCCTCCCCGCCCAATGCCGCATAACCGGCAATATCGACCCAACTGTCCGCATGATCCGGGGTCGCACACAGACGCGCCAGCTTCAACGCAATCATCATCTGCGCAACATGCGCCTTTGTCACCTCATAACCGAGGATCGCAGTCCACAATACCGCAATGCGCTCGAAATTATCCGCCGCATTGCCGTATTTCTCGCCGCGATCCGTGGTCGCCTGTAGCGCCGCAGCAAGGTATTCGTCGCGATTCATGGATTCCGTCCTTCCGTTAAACAAATATGCCGCGTTCGATCATGGCAGCGCGCCGCATGAGACCGGCATAAACACGCTGATCGTCCTGTTCGCGGGCGGCATCGCGAACGAGACGCACTTTCGCCTTGCGCCATGCCATATGTGCCTCATGCGGGCAGGTGAATAGGCCGAGGTATTTTAGGCGTCCGGCGATTTTGATTTGGGCGCAGAACTTCTTGCCGCGCTTATGCCAATACACCCCAATCGGCCATTCGCCACGGGCGGCGCCGCCGTCGAGGAGTAGTGTGTTAATCGCTGGAGGCACAAAGACGCATGTGTCGGGTGAGTAGACTTTGTTGCCGGGCACAATAATGTCTTTGTCGAGCTGCTTCCCTTGCCAGTCCTGCGTCTCCATCCATGCGCGGAACGCCATGAACGAATGCCATTCTTCGCATACCGTGACGCCTGTGTAGGTGGGGAAGCGGGCGTGGAATTTAAGGCAGTAGGCGCGTTTGAGCATGCCGTTCCACGCGTCATAGTACGGGGAAAGTAGCCGCTTGCCGTCTGGTCCTATGGGAGATACGGCATAATTCGCGTCGTTTATGCCGACACCGAAGACTTTTTTGGGCTTCTTGTACAATTTTCTCATCTTAAGGCGTTCTCCTGATTTTCTGCGAAAATTTTGTGGGGTACCCCCATATAGCGACCTTACCCCCCGGAGGGGGGGAAGGTCGCCGCGCGCGCGCGCGCCCGCCCGCGTGTGTTAATGAACGCGCGCGTGTTTTACGGTAATCCCGGACTGTAATCGAGCAAACGTCCGAATGCTTCATGTACGCCCCGCAATCCGCGCCGCCACATCGGCGAGCGAAGGCACGCCAGCCCGCCGCCTGAGCCACTCGCCGCATGTTTCCGCCGTCGCTGCCGTCACCTCCGCCGCATCGATGCCCGCCGCCGCGAGCTTGCGGGCGTGCGCAAGCTCATTGTCCGGGTTACGGGCCTGTCCGAGGCCACGCTCGACGGCGCGTGCGTAAGCGTGAGCGAGAGAGCGAGCGCGGGCGTTCAGTTCGTCGTCAACCCCAGACCCCATTCCTTCGCGCTCATCCGGCGCGAGCGCTTCCAGTTGGAGCTTGGCCGCAGCCTGTATATCCTCCAGCGTCGGCAGGGGTTCGTCACCATTCCATAGCACCTGATATCTATTTGTTTTCCAGCCGCTTGCCGTGATCTGATAATCCTTAGGTTTCAATTGGCGCACATACCCCGCTGATTTGAGGCGCGCGATGGCGTCAATCGCGCTTTTCCTTACAGCGTACCCGGCCAGTGCGGCGACTGTATCAGCGGAGGGCCAGCACACCCCGGCCCGATTAACAAAAGCGCAAAGCGCGCCCAGCACGCGCCGGTCGGCGTCGATTAGCGACTTATCCCCGAAAGCGCGCGTCGGCACGATTGACCAAGGCCACTTGCCAATGCTGTCGAGCGCGACGCTGGCGTCCATCGCCTCAAAACGGGATTTCGTCATCGAGCTCGACCTCCTCGCGCTTGTTCCTGATCGCAACAACCTCCGCGCCTGCGAATGCGAGCTTCGTTATTCCGACAAGCGCCTTTTCGTCCCATGCCGCGATCATGCGCGCGACCTCGTCGACCGAATAAGCGATCACGCCGGGCCGGTCATGCGCGCGCTTGGTCGCTTCCTGCATGGTCGCGCATATGACTATCACGCGCCCATCATCCAGCGCGGCTTCAAGCCCCTCGCCTGTTAGCGGAGCATGCCCAGCATCAAGCGCCGCGCGTTCTAATGCCGCCCATCCGCGCAGGGTCACCTCCGCATGGCGCGCGACCTCGTCGGCGTCATTGGCGCGCACGGCCTCATTGAGGCGGTCGACCTGATCCCAGAAACGCAGGCGCAATCCTTCCGGCGCGAGATCGGTTAGGCGGTCGACGCCCCATCTCCGCTCATATGCGCTCGACGCCGCATCGTAATCGATCAGCGCCGATTGGATTTTTCGATAGACGCGATCCGACGTGCCAAAAAGCTCGCGGTTGATGCCGCGATCCGGCTTCACGACGCGGCGTTTTTTCGGCGCAAATTTCTGCATTTTTTTTCCCGTTTTTCAGGTTCGAAGTTCGGTTCGATATTCGGTTCGGTTTTGGCCCCCCCTAGGGGGGGGGCCAAAAATCGAACCATGAACCGCGACGTTCGATTTAGGTTCGATGTTCGGTTTTCGAAAATCGAACCTACCGCCAAGCCGTTGATTTTGTTTGCGTCTCCGCATTGCCGAAAATCGAACCGAAATCGAATGTTCGATTTGCCTAAAATTTAGGTTCGATTTAGGTTCGATTTCCGGCCGAACCGGTTCGATTTCCATTTTTTGCGCCATTTTTCCGCCCTCGCGTCGTGGTGGCATTCCGCCCCATTCATTCAACCTCATTCGCGCCCCCGATATTTTTTTTGCGATATCTCCTTGATATCGGATTGATCGCAGCGTATATAGGGTGACGTAACGTTGACAAACCGAGGATACCTGACATGACCGACAACCTTTATCGCATTTGGGCCAAAGAGCGCGACGGGGGCCGAAGCCCCCGGCACCCGACACACGGAGACATGACACGATGACCCCGCGACAGAAAGTTTTTGCGCTGGCCGAAAAGTTGGGCGCGACCATCGAAGACGCAAGCGGGCCGACCTGCCTA